AATTACTCACCAACAGCCCACCAACTGTAATTCATCGATACCGTGTCGCTGGTTGATGACGTCCTGTAAGCAGAATTAAAGCCGGTTAACGTTGGGCCTTCTGCAGTCATCACGAACCCTCGCCCAGCGCCTAAAGGCGCACCGCCATCACCAGAATGAGTAAGCATGGCGCAGTCCGCTTTTTTGGGGAAAGGGATGCTGAATGTAATTCTCATTGTTTGCGTCGATAATGTCGGCGTAACCGCACCACGACCATATTGCAGGATTTTCCCGTTGGGTAATTTCATCCATCCATCACCACTGGCAAAAGAGGCCATGTCCGGTATCTGATTTTCCCCTGTCCCTACATCCCGTTTTGCCGCTTCTCCCAAACCAAGGTTTTCGAGAGCCGTTTTCACCGTGCCATCCGATTTGATATCACCAAACGGATTCTTGCGGCTTAACAGCAGAGCACGAAGCGCGGTAAGCAGCTGGTCGTGCCGCGCCTTCTCCAGACTGGCACCGGATGCCTCAACAACGCTACAAAGTTCTTCCTGCAACATGTCAAAGTAGTCATCATCCAGATCGGTGGCAGGCGTGCCAGTCTGGGGGTTACCACGGGTAAAACCGTTCTTACCCGCGCCGAACTTATCCTTCTGCGCGGTTTTCGTGTCTATACGATGCATGGATTACTCCGGATATTTAAAAATTACGTAGGTATGCGACGGGCAGAGTTTGTTAAGCACGCACTCGACAACGGTGTCCCCCCAGATACGCAGTGCGGAATCACAGGGATCGCCACATGTCATCCAGGTGGTGTTGGTGGCGGGTGGCATGTCGACCTGCCAGTAATACCGCCATTCCGGCGCATTCACAGCGTCAGTACAGGCCGATGAGCAGGTGAACGTGCTTTTGTCGTATCGCGTGATGGCGGCATCTGGTCTGCCCAGGGCAGCAAGCTGTGCAAGATAAAAATCCTCGTTGATGCCACCCGCCAGGTTAACCTTCGCATCCAGCCGTTGCTGACGCTGGCGAAGGGTCTGTGTCCCTGCGGGAATACATTCATCCGGCAGGCCGCACAGACGCTCCCAGCGATTTATCAGTTCGGTGGTGGTGCGCGGATCCAGCTCCCGCATCAGGGCATCCGCACGCTGATGAACACGAGTTAATGACGGTGCCGCACCGGCAATCGCCGGATCGCTGGCTGACCACGCCGGACCGGGCGGCAGCAGCGCCGACAACAGACGGATGTAATCATCGTTTGTCACGTCCATGAAATCGTCCCCAGAACTGCCAGCTCATTTTTTGCAATGGAGATATTGTCCGCTGGTGCAAGCAACTGATGGCTGTATTCCCCGTTCGCACCGGAAATCGCTTCACTGATACGCGACACCTTCAGTTCTCCCTGCGGATAACCATCACGCAGCAGGAACGAACGCAACTCGGCGGTGATGGCAGCCCGTATTTCCGGTGTGTCCGGCGTCACACGGATATGAAAATCCACCGTATGTGCCACCGGCCTGAACACATACAAATCAGAGCCTGCCACCGGGGCCAGTGGCTCGATATGTTGTCTTGCCGCCGTTTCCGTTGATTCTTCCGGAATGGGATTAATCAGGTCACTGCTGGCAATCATCACACCGACAGTTCCCGTTCCCATCCAGTGACGGTATGTCCATGCGCGGGTAATGCCGGGCACTTCTTTAGCCCAGACGACATAGTCCCCGTCAGCCCCGCCCTGCGGCGTCCAGTAATACCGCTCAATGACGCGGGCGCGCCACGTTTCCAGATCTTCAGTATCGAATCCGCCAGTCAGGGTATCTGCAACACCGGAAGACGGCAGACCATTCACCGGCGTGACCAGGATTAATGCCGTACCGTCGTCAGCGTTACCGACCGCGCCTGTAGTTGAGCAAGTGATCGGCACACGCAGGACACCACCGGAGCTGGTTGCATCGGCAGTTGCCGTGTACTGAACCAGGTCATCGCGCTGAATCACGCTCCCGGCGGTCACCTTCAGGCCATCGCTGACACCTTCCCAGCGCATATACCCGCTGGCAGACGTGGCCCCCTTGCGCGGACACCGTTTCATCGCAGCATGTCGCGCCAGCCAGGACTCATCGCACAGGTCAGGCAGCATGTTCATTGCCAGATAATCGATGTAACCGTAAACCGTATGCAGCGCCGCCGCATACACCTTTGCCCGCACGTCTTCATCCATGCGCCGGAGCGTGTCGCTGACGTCCAGCCTGGCGAATAAATCGTTACGGAGCATACTGATATTTTCTGCCAGCGTCGGGCGCTGAAATTCACTGTCCGCCATGCGTTATCGCACTCCACAGATCATCAAAAGAAATCATTACCGGTCCGTCACGACGCCAGAGAGTGATACTGTTACCCAGTTCATTAATCCCGGTGCGGCGGATATCCAGATCAATACGGGACACCACACCGTCATCAATCATCCATTGCAGGCATTCGCGGATATACCCCCTTACCGTCTGCACCAGCTGATTGGTCAGTTTGCCGCGCTGAAGCAGCCACAGCCGGGAGCCGTAACGGTCATTCTGTACCGCAGGCCAGGTATCCCCCCACCATCCCATCGGGACGTCGGCATTGTCATCAGGCTCCGCCCGCCGCCAGGTAAACAGGGAAATCACCACGGCGCGGGTCAGCGGATCCAGCGGTGCGCTGGCGCAGGTGCGTTTACCGTTCACCGTCAGCCACAGTTCCATCATGCCTCCATCGCTTTATCCGGTTTGTCGGTGTTACTGCCCTGACCGTTCTCTCTGTGACAATGGCCGTTATAGGCAAGCCGCATCGCTGACATGGTGGTGCCGCCGTAGTCGCACAGGTCTTTCACCTGTCCGGTCACTTCCAGGTCCATTTCAAAACGTGCTCTGGGCGCATTGCGAAACGTGATCGTTTTACCTGCACCGTCCACCACGATCCCCTCCCGGGTCAGCGTCACAGACTGCCCCTGATCGTCATAGACAGCCACCTCACCCGTCTGCAGCCCTTTCAGGCGGTAGCGCCGGTCCGACACCGTAACAACCACCGCATGAGAACGGTCGCCATCCGGAAACAACACCACCGCTTCCGCACCGCTGTTTGCCCTTGCGGTAAAACCGTAGGGTTCAAGATGTTCAACCCCGGCTTTGGGTTCACCGGCAATCAGGGACACATCCACGGTCTGACATTTCGTGGCGGCACTGATGCTTTTCACCACTGCCCGCCCAATCAGGCCGAGAAGTTGTCGCTGCATGGCTTCAATCGTCCTCATCAGAACGGGTCCTCCTGTACTCTGGCTTTTTTCTTTTTCCGCGCGCCGGGGGCTTCAGGTTCAGGCAGATAAGCATCAGGCGGGCCGACACGGATTTCCGTCAGGGTGCCGTTCTGGTCCTGAGTAAACGTGACTTCCGAAACAAGCAGTTCGGTATTGTCAAAACCACAGACCGGATCAAAGACAATCACCCGCTGGTTGGGTTGCCACAGCGTACCGTTACCCTGTCGCCAGCCCTGCACCACATAGGTGGTTTCATCCGTCCGCGCCGCCCGTTGCCGGGCTTCAAAGTCAGCACGCGCAATACAGCCTGCCCCCGTAGCCTGCCCTGTCTGCCTGATATACATCGGACGGTAACGGGCAATAAATGCGTCCTCTGTGCGGGCCCGCAGCGCGGTGGTGGTGGCCTCACCGAAATCATCGTCGTTTCCGGCACGCTGCCCCGCCACCTGGTAAACAGAAAACCGCTCCCGGATACTCTTCTCCGTATCACAGGAAAGGATGTTTTCCCCAAGTACCAGCGCGGTATGTGCCCGCGTTGAGCCAATACCGCCAATCACCAGCCTGCCGTGCGGGTCGTCGTAAGCCAGCGCCTGCTGCTGACCGAGTATTTTGTTGATTACCTCAATCACCGTTTCACCGTGATCAGGCTGAACATCAGGAATAACACCCGACGGCGCACCGCTGTTCACCACCTCAATGCCGAAAGGCGCAGCAAGCGCCTGCGCAATCTGCACCAGCGAGCGTCCGTTAAACTGTGTCGGTTCGGCTGCACAGTCAATCAGGTCAGCCGTCAGACTACGTCCGGCAATACCGGTGCTGACCGAACGGGCATCGTACCGAACGGGCGTCGCCTCCACCCAGCCGGTGATTACCAGCTCATCACCAATCAGCACTTCCACTTTTGAACCGTTTTTAATGCGCGGCTGAAGCGTGGTGATACCCTCATCTCCCGGCCACTGGCGAGTGATCTCCACACTGAAATCCCGCGCCAGCCGTTCAATACCGGCACCGATGCGCACCGATGTCCAGCCATTCCACTCCCGGCCATTTACCCGTAGCGTGACGTTATCGTTCATTGCACTGGCACCTTCAGAGGGATCACCGGCACAAAGCCGGGATGCGTAATGGCATTACGCCGGATAATGTCCGCGTCACGCGCCGCGTTATCAAACCAGGTCGCCGCCAGCACCAGCGCGGGTAAAACCTCATCCGGCGTGCGCTGAATGATCCGTGCAGACTGTTCAAGGCGCGTGTTGATATCCGCATTCAGATCTGCTTTCACCCGGCGCAGCGCCAGAAACAGCGCATCACTGGTTGTACGGGACAACTCCTTATCAATTGCCGTATTCAGTGTGTCACGAATGTCAGTCAGTTCTTCCCACGTCGGCAGGTCAACTGTGTTTTTCACCGCCGGTGCATTGTTCAGTGCCGGATGCGTGACGGAAGGCCAGCCAGTGCTCTGCGCAGGTGTTGTTGCCTGCCCCACTGCGGCATTCTGCATCACCGCGGAAGTTGTTGGCGCAGGCAATCGGGTGACGGCATACGCCGCTTCGCTGATTGCGGTCGTACGAAGGGTGCTGGCAACCACGTTACGCTGCTGCGTAGCCGTGGCGGTGGTTTTACTGTCCGTTTTCCAGACGCCGCGCGGTTGCAGATCGCTGCCGAGGCTGACACCGGAAAGCGTTTTGATCATGGTGACCAGGTCGCTGGCGTTACCATAAAGGCGTTTCCCGGTACGCCACATTTTCTGCACCTGCTCAACGAAATTTTTGCCTGACGATGGCGGCGGCAGAAGTACCGAGATATCCCCCTGCAACAGCCTGGCGGCATCCGATACGGCAGAATCCACCACTTTCATCGCATCAGAAACATACCCAAGCATTGTGCTGGCATTACCGACGACGTCGTTCTGCACAAAATCTGCCACGCCATCGATACTGAAACTACTGAAACTGTCACTGATGCAGTCATCCAGTGCAGAACAGGATGACATCAGCGTCTGCGCCGTCGCCGCACCTGATGTGGGGTAAGAGAGTTCTCCCGCTTCGACAAACTTCAGGTCAAAGCGGACAATACGCCCTTCACTCTTCGATGTGCTGACCCGAACCTCTCCGTCAACACAGACTTTCAGCTCACCGTAAGTCGGATGGACAAGCGTGCCGGGACCGGGTTTATTCAGCGCGTCAATCAGGCGATCGCGCTGGTCAAAGCAGTCATCTCCCACCACATAAGCCGTGATGGACGGGCGGAAAGTGATTTTCCCCAGGTCTTCGGTATAGGGTTTGTCGCGGTTCGGGTATTCGTGCGTTTCCACACGACGACCGGTTCCCGCACTTTCTTCTTCAACCTTAAACGGCACACCGCGAAATGACGCGTCCTGAAGTCTGTCTTTCCACGTCATATAAACTCCGTACATAAAAAATCCCACCGGAGTGGGACTCATTAACAGATTAATTTTTCATTACCTGCCAAAGCGCGTATAGCCAACATCATGGCTGACATCAAAACCGCTGGATCGCGTTTCCATAACCCGCATACCCGGAGGCGAATTCACAAAAGAGACCTTGATCTCACCATCAACTTTTGGCGCAGAAGCTTTGTTAATCATGAAGGGATTCAGGCCTGTGGCATCGGAGGCGTTGTTTGACTGAGCCGGATCTACCGCCGGATAAGGTGTGTATCCCCGCGCCGGTATTCCCGTCCCATAAGCATCATAAGCACCCGCGCCCCACTGCGCAGAGTTAATGGCATCGACCGTGTCACCGGAACTGTCGGTAAACCACTCAATAATTGGCTTCAGCTTGTCCCACATATCCTGAAACCACTTAACAACCGGTCCCCAGTTATTGATCACCATCCCCAGCGGCGACCAGGCAAAAACTTTCTTAAGGAGTTCCCAGCCAGCCTCAAAATAAGGACCAATGGTTTCCCAGAGTTTCTTAAAATAAGGTCCGACAACATCCCAGTTAGTGATAATTAATCCCGCAGCCAGGGCTATCGCCGTCGCAATCATGCCAATCGGCGTCATCGACATGATCCTGCTGACAATACTGATGGCACCGCCAACGCCCATCAATCCCAGTTTCAGAATCGCAAGACCGGCAGCAAGTCCGACGACGCCGCGAATAACCCGGGGATTTTCATCCGCAAACTTCGTGAATTTCTCCCCCAACTCCCCCAGCCATTGCGTGATATTTTTAGCGTCACCAGAAAATGCGCCGCCAATAGCCGCAAGGCCGTTAGTTGCGGTCCCTGTCATTGCCTCCCACAGGTTGGACAGCGTACCAAGCTGTGCCTGAACACGTTTATTCAGGCTGGCCTGTTTATTCATCTTCTGCTGGATCTGATCGTAGCCATCCTTTCCTTTATCGATTAGTGCATTGACCACCTGAAGGGTTTCGGCATCATCACCAAATATTGCCTTAAGTACACCAGTTCGTTTAACGTCGGTCAGTTTTCGCAGCTTTGCCAGTTGCCTGAACATGTTATCAAGACCGCCAAAACTCCCTTTGCCGTCAGTAAAATCGAGCTGTACCCCGAGTTTCTGGCGGGCCATGATTTTATTGACGTCCCTGATTTTCTTAACGCTTAATCCGGACTGGATAACTTTTCGCAGGGCGTTACCTGCCGACTCCCCGTTCATCCCCATCTGATCCATCATGACGCTGATGGGGGCAAGGCTCTGTGCAGCCTGAAGACCGTCCTTGTTCACCATCTTCAGAACAGAGCTGGTTTTAGTGAAGAAGGACAACATGTTGGTATCGTCCACGCCCAGATAAAACGCCTTCTGGATAGTGTCGAACAGCCCCATCATGTCTTCTGACGCCGTTCCGGTAGCATCCTGCATCTTTGCAGCAAACTCAGCAGCCGCTTCCGGTGTTTTTTTCAGTTGTACCGCAAGATAAGCTGTCGCTTTACCCACACCACTCAGAATGTTTCCTGCCGGGATCCCCTGACGCACCAGCATCTGCATCATGTTCTGGAAATCAGCCGTTGTACCGGGTAGCTGGTTACCCAGGCCAATAGCCAGTTTATTGATGTCCTGAAAGCGCTTTCCAACCTCGCCGTTCGCATCCATCATAGCGACTTTCAGCCCGGTGGCGGCGTTTTCCTGATCGGCATAAGATTTCAGGGAAAGCGTCAGACCCGCTGCCAGTCCGCCACCAAGCGCCAGCCCACCCTGTGACGCTTCTTCCGCCTGGCGTTTAAATCCCCGGATTTTCTTTTGCATTTTCGACAGCGCGGGAGAAAGCCTGTCGACACCGGTGATCAACGCCTTAAGCTCAAATTCAGCCATGTGTGCGTTTCTCCTGCTCTATCCTGTTTGCCTGACTGACCAGTAAGGGAATTTCACTGATCGGCATATTCAGCAATTCGAAAGGATTAATGCGCCAGTAACTGGCGCAGTCAAAGAAGCGATCAGTGAGGTATTCAGCCGTCAGGCCTGGAGGAAAAAACCAGCCACAAGCCACGCCGCTGCATTCAGGTCTGCCGGAGACATCTGGTCGACAGAGCTTTGCGGCACTTTCGCCAGCCGCACGATGTATTTCGATACCACATGCGCCAGAAGTCTGACGGACTCATCCTGATTCATCTGGTAGGGATATCCCAGCTCGCGGACATCTTTCCCGGTGGGCTCATCAAACTCCAGTACGGAGAGTGTCTCGCCATGAGCGGTAATCGGTTTCTTTAACTCAAGCTCTTTCATTACTGGTAATCCCCTTCTTCACCGTGGAACTCAAGATCGACCGTGCCTTCTTCGGCATTATGGTTCGCTTCGCCGTGCAGCCAGGCAGACGACAGTACATAGACCTGACCGTTTGCCAGCTCGGCAGTGATGGTCATCTCATCAGACGAGGTGATTTTGCTCACCGGAAAATTCTTCGGCACCTTGAAGGTCCCTTTGACATAAGGCGCACGGTGAGTTTCCTTGCGGTCCACTGAACCGTCCAGGCCGATGATGTCATCATTGACCGTCCTGTTCATGGGCACCTCAATGCCGCCGGTCAGCGATAGCTGCTGACCGTCAATTTTGAAATAACAGGTTCCCCCGATACGGGCCATTATGCAGACTCCTCTGAATACTGAAGACGGAACTGGTTAACCACGGCAAAGACACGCAACTGGTTAACATAGTCAGGCGGGAACAGCGTGTTCAGGCGGTTCGGATCGCTGGCATCACGCTCCACAACCAGGTACTGCTTAAACAGTTCGTAGTTTTCCACGATCCCCGCACGCTCAAGCTGACGGTAGGTTGCCAGCAGTTCCCCTTTGATCACCGCCGGGGTGACAATCGCCTGACCGGGACCAAATCGGGTACCGTCACTGGCAAGCTTGTGACGCCCGTACTTACTGGTAATGACGGATTTCAGTTTGCGCAGTACATACGCGCTGGTATGCAGTGTCTCACTGTCGAGGTAGCTGTTATCCGCAACCCCGTAAGCGTTTTTCCTGTACGTGGTGACATCACGCTGAATGCGCAGTACCCCGCTTTCGACATACGCCGTTGCCACGCCATGAGACAGCAGGGTCTGTTGTTCGGTCATCGTGAACCGTTTCCCCTTCGGCGCAGGCAGCATACCCACCAGCTCACCGGTCTGCGTGGGACGTGCCGGATCGTTGCGAATAAACACCGCTGCGCGGGCGGTACGGCTTGCCGCCAGCTCGTCGGCAGGCGTCTGGGTCTCTTTTTCGTATCCCGCCAGGGTAATGTGCTGCTGGTTAAACTGGTCACCTGCGGTCACCAGTTCTGACAGCGTGCCGATCTTTGCCGTATACACATGACCATACAGCTGACGCGCATAGCTCCAGCGACCGCTGGTATCGTTCATCTCGGTCACCAGCGTGTTAACGGAGGCTGTGTCGTTGAACGGCAGGCCGATATAATCAAACGGCTCATCCGCCATTGCAGCCACCGCGCCGGTGAGAACAGGAGCGCCCGTTCCGGCGGTACCCGTCGCCACGGCAATCTGTACGCCCGCTGGCAGCACTTCGCCCCCACCGAAGCCGTAGTAATTGAGGCTGACAGGAATTTCATTCCCGCAAAGCCCCTTATGACGCGCGGTCAGTGTGACCACGCCTGCCGAAGATGAGGCAGTAAACGGCAGGGTCGGAACGGCATTGATGGCATCTTTGATACTGCTGGCAATCGTCGCGACGTTATCGCCGTTGGTCACCGGTGCCTGCACGCGGGTACGTCCCACATAAACATTCACCGTGCCGGTTTCGGTTGCCGCGCCGGTCACCGTCAGCGTAACTGTTGCCGCCGCGCCCGTGGATTCAGGAACGGCAATCACATACAGTTCACCAAACGGGTCGGTCTGGCGATAAGCCTCGACCATACGCGCCAGCTGACTTCCCGCACCACAAATCTGGCGTGCATAGTCTGCCGATGGCATCAGCACCAGACTGTTGGCAACAATCTCTGCACCGTTATTGGCGTGACCAATCAGCAACGATGCCCCACTGTCCTGTGCAGTATTCGCCGCCGAGTTATCCATTTCCGCATAAAACAACGGAACCAGCGTATTCGACGGAATGGTGTTAAAGCTTGTCGTCATCGGTATTCACCTTTTTATTCACGCGCCGGATATCACCCGCTGCTTCACGGCGCAGCCAGTAGTTGTTCTCGTCAACATTTCGCCCTTCGGCGGGCAAAAGGTCGCCGCGGGCAGGGTCAGGAACTGACCGCCCTTTAACAGGTTTGACAAACATGAGGATCCTCAGGAAGGAAGGGTTATTTCGGTGTGATGTTCGATATCGCCGTCAGGCCCGTTACCGGGCTCGAGATAATCAACATCAATCGCCAGCGTTTGCAGTTCATCCAGACTGTTCAGATCATCCTGCTGGCGGGTATCGTCTTCAGTCAGCTCGCTGATGACCGAAAAATCGAACTGATAAATCAGCTCATGACGATTCAGATCCAGCAGCGTGCCGCCGTCATAGGTAATCGGGTTACCGCACGCCTCCGGGTTCCAGCCCAGCAGAGTCTTAAAGAGCATCTGCCGGACATCGTCCACCACATCATACGAGGCAAACTGACCGCGCTCATCACGCCCGTTACTCAGTATGACAACCACGGAGAAACCCTCTTTCAGCTCCTGCCAGTAGTCGGTCTGGCTTTTGTTTTCTCCCGGAGAGTCATCACCCGGTACCACATACGCCGCCGGGAGTCTCAGCTTTCCGACCTCCGGCAGATTTTTGAACTGTGCCGCGCCTGCCACCCGGTTTTCAAAATACGGGCAGCGGGCACGCAGCGCAGCAATAACAGGCGTCAGTTTCATCTGTGTCGTCGCTCCGGCTTCAGTGATTTACGCAATTCCCGCGCCAGAAAATAGCGTGTCCAGCTGCGGTTCTTTTCAAGAGTTTCCACCATGAAGTTATTACGTGGAGCCAGTCGCCAGCCGCTGCCACCGGATGCACCACGATGATGACTACGACGACGTTTTGCTCCTCCCCGGACACCAAAAAACAGAAATGCCGGATAGAAGTCACCAGAGATCATCCGGTTCCCCTTCCCGTTGCGCTGGTTAGGGGCAATGCGTGTCATAAAACCGGCTCGCTTTTTACTGGCTCTCGGCACCATATAACCAATCGAACGAGCCAGGCGTCCGGTCTGATAACCGGGGTTTTCACCTGGTGCCGACCGCGCACGGCGCATCACCAGCCGACGGGCATCACGCATATGACGCAGCCCAATCGTGACAAACGCCCGCCGGACACGGGCGCGGTTAAAGCGCATCTCGGCGGGCTGCTGAACATCAACGTGAAAAAAGGGAGTCGCCATTGCTGCCTCCGTGACTCTGCCTACATTCGCCCAGCTCCGTACACTCCAGCAGCAGAAAGCGCCGCGCCCCGTTCAGATCACGCTGACGTTTCACCCGGTACACACTGTCATCACAGACCACCTCATAATCAGCAGTGATCCCCCGGCGGTAACGAATGGTGATGTAATGGGTGATGGCGTCCCCGGTCTGCGCGGTTTCCTGCCAGGTGGTGGCACTGGTCTGGATAACCTTCGCCCATGTCCGGAACGTAACCGGGTATTGAGGCTCCACGCCAAAGTTATCCGCGGGCATATCCACCCGCTGGCGGATCAGGACGCGTTTATTCAGTTCACCGGGGTCCGGCAGAATGTAGGTTGCGCTGGTCTGCGCCTGACGAATTTTCATTGCGGAAAGTACCTGTACGGGCCGACAAGCCAGCCAAAACTCTGCGGCATGTCGAGTTTCTCCACTTCAGTAACCGACGAGCGGTTTTCGTAAAAATGGCTGATAAGCATCAGCATCCCCAGACGAATATCATCCGGCAGGTGCAGCCCGTCCGGATCGCTGTCCGGAATGGTTTCATCCGGTGCATAGAGCTTCCGGTTCAGATACGTTTCCGTCCGCTTTTGTGCCGCACAGGCCAGCAGTTGCAGATGGCGGTCATCAGTATCGAAATCCTCATCCAGCCGGAGTTGGGCTTTAATCTCTTCCATTGTCAGAAGCATACTCAGCCCTCTTTACTGGTCGTGGCTTTTTTCTCTTTTGCCGCTTTACTGCTTTTTGCACTGATTCCGCGCTCTGCTAACCCGGCCTGAAGTGCAATCTCCTGCACCCGGGCAGGAAGCGCCCCGTCGTCATACTCACCGGCCCGAATGACCTCAACACGCATACCGTCCGGTGACCATTTCAGATCTTGTTTCAGGATCATGATTCTTCACCCGTCAGAACAGGGGGCGCGGTTCCGCGCCCCTGAGTGATTACGCCGCTGCAATCTTCAGCAGTTTGATGGCCTGCGAATCGACCAGCATCCCGCCGGTGCGCTTGGTGGTATAAAAACCGACAAACGGTTTATTGGTGTACGGGTCACGCAGAATGCGGGTGCCGATACGGTCAACGATGGTGTAACCCCGTTTGAAGTTACCAAATGCAATGGCTTTCGCATCAGCAGCGATATCCGGCATCTGTTCGTTTTCAGCGATACCGTAACCCGCCAGAGAGGACGGCTGCCCCAGTTCCAGCCCCGGACGCCACAGATAGTTACCCTCGCTGTCTTTCAGCAGACGGATGGCAAACAGGCTGTTGTTGTTCATCATGAACTTCGCGCCAGTGCGGTGTGCCTTACGCAGCGTGTAAATCAGTTTGATAATGGCGTCTGCGGTCACCGTCGTCGCTTCACCGGATACAATATGCTGAAGTTTACCGAACGCACGAACCTTATCGGTTTCATCAGTGGATTCATACGCCAGGAACCCTTTCGGCTTCTTGGTGCCATCGCCTGAGGTAAAGGCAATTTCTTCCTGTTCGGCAAATTCGGTTGCCAGCTCGCTGTTGATCCAGGCCTCCACGTTGAAGAAGGCATCGTCCAGCATTTTCTGGGTAGCCTGCGGGTTGCCGTAAATTTCCCCCATGAGAGGTTCAATCAGCTCCAGTCTGGAGGTGGCAGTCTGGGATCGCGTATCCGTTTCCCCCACCCATCCGGAAGCCGTACCGCCCAGATTCACCAGTTTTTTGTAGTCGGAACCGCCAACGGTGATCACCGTGGCTTCCTGACGCATCACCACTTCATCTTTCAGCAGGTTAAGAATGTTGCGATCCAGTTCTTCCGGCACGGCGTAGCCACCGTCTTCATCGGTACCCACCTGCAATGCCTTACGCTCCAGATCGCGCAGACCGTCTTCACGGCCTTTACGCAGGAAGCCCACAAACGCCTCTTTATGCTCGGTGGCCAGTTTATTTTGCGCTCCACCAGCCGGACGTTTCAGCTCAAGCAGCTCTTTTTCAAGGTCGCTTTTGAGATTTTCCAGCTCGCTGAGTTTCCCGTTCAGGGTTTCCACCTGCCCGGCAAGCTTGCCTTTTTCCTGCTCAATCGCATCCACGCGCTTGTCGTTCTTTGCTTTGAAGTCGTCAAACTTCTGCTGCAGCTCCTGCGCGACCTGTTCGACATCTTTAATATCAACCGCCATCGTATTTCTCCTGATTAGAAGTTCAGATTTTTCAGTGCATTCAGTGCAGAGCCCACATCCTCAGCGTCGCGCAGGGACAGTGCGCCATAGCCCCCGGCCATGAATGCTTTGGCCTGGGTACGGGAGAGTCCGACATCACGCAGGACTCTTTCGATTTTTTTCTGTTCAGGGATTTCCCCGCGGGCCAGCGCGTTCTTGACGTCGCTGATCCGCGCCTCGTCGTTAGACGGAAACGTCACCAGACTGACTTCCCAGAGGTCGATTTCTTTCAGCAAAAAGGCTTCTTTCGTCCGGTCGTATTCCCAGTCTTTCAGGACGTACCCAATAGAAAGGCCGGTTAACGAACCGGCCTTCATGTGTGCATGTGCGCGTTTTGCCAGGGGATCATCATCAATGAGCAACCGCCCCCTGACGTAAAGCCCGACATCGTCTTCCTTCATTTCGGTGTAAACTCCGATGGGCTCATCCATGCGGTGTTGCCAGAGCAGCGCAGGTAACGCTTTTCTGTCACTCCACGCCCGCAGGGAAGCAGCAAATGCCCCGGACATCACCACATCATCGTGGCTGTCCTTTACACCAAAGACGGAGCCATACCCTTCAAACTCACCGGAGTCACTGACAGATTTCAGACTCAGCGGTACATCAAGACGTTGTTTCGTCTGCATTGGCGTTATCCTTCTGCTTACCGGCTTTACTGCCATCGGAGGGTTTCGTGGTCATGTTCATCGGTGTGAGATAGACATCACCACCGGGACGCGGATTCATATCTTCCAGGTCGCGGCAGTCATTGGGAGAGTAAATTCCCCAGTTGATCCCGGTGGCGTAGGCTTCAAAACGGGACTTCATATCCCCGCGCAGTAACGCCCCGGCGTTAAATTTGGCGTAATAAACGCCCTGCTTACTTTTTCGTACCAGTCCGGTGTTGATCCGCTGTTCGATGCGGGTCAGATACGGCACCAGTGAATAGTTGATAAATCCGAGCCCCAGTTCTTCGATATTGTTGAAGGTGGCGCGATCGGTGTTCTGCACCATGTGCAACGGTACCCGGAACAGACGACAGATTTCTTCAAGCTGAAACTTGCGGGTTTCCAGGAACTGGCTGTCCTCGGCGTTCAGCGCCATCGACTTCCAGTCCAGCCCCATCTCAAGGATCATCGGGCGGTGAGCATTGCCAAGCCCGGTGTGACGCTCCTCAAAATCTTTCTTCAGGCGCTCATAAGCCTGATCTGACAGCGTCTGCTCTGTACGCAACACACCCGACGTCACCGCGCCATTGCTGAACAGTCTGGCCCCGTGCTCTTCGGTCGCTGCCGCCAGCGATATTGCCTCGCGGGCATAGGCGATGGGATTCAGCCCCACCAGTCCGTCCAGCGTCAGCGTGCGCACATGCCAGATATCCTCCTGGCTCAGTACATCCGTGGAGCCATCCGGGAATGTGACCTGATAGACCGGCTCCCAGCTACTGTTAAGCTTCGGTACCACACAGCCGGGATCGACGGGCAGCAGTTCAGCCACTTCGCCAAATGCTTTCACTTTGTAGGCGTAAAAGTTTCCCCGCAGGCACAGACAGGTGACCACCAGCTCCCAGAACTCCTGCGGCGTCATATAGCCATTGGGATGCGTGGAGATCAGCTTATGCAGACGTTCGCCAGTGGCTCTCTGCTTCAGGCTGCCGTTCAGGTGATACAGGTTGCAGGGCAACATCCCGACCGACTCCGCCAGCACCCTGACACAGGAAAAAACCGCCGTCAGTCGCATGGCCCGCTGGCTGCTGATCTGCTTTCCGGTATAGGTGTCGTAGGACAACCCGATAGCATCCGCCAGCTCTACTGGCGTGGTCACCGGTGCGTCACTTTTTCGTTGAAATAATCCCGAAAAGAACACTATTTACCTCCGCCGACAGACGACTGTGTACGGTCGAGATATCGCGCCACCAGCCACGACCAGAACAGACACAACGCCCCGGCAACAACAAACCCCGCCGGGGGATAAATCAGCCAGGCACCATACGCCAGCAAAAGCGCCCCCAGCACGCCCACCAGAGGCGCGAGAATCAGCATGATCATAATTACCTCAGTTAAAGCGAGCGGATCCCATAGGACTCAATGTGGTCAGACAGCGTGTCTTCTTTCTCGTACAGCATGGCTCTGCCAACCGCCATAATCAGCGCAACTGCACCATCGATTTTGTTTTCCGCCTGCTCTTTGACGGGCTTCACCACATCATCGTTACCCGGAATGGTTTTGCCGACCACGTTGCCGATACACCAGGTCATGATGGGATTGCCATCATGATGAAAGCGCCCCGATTCAATTGCCGCTTCCAGCTCTTTCATCGGGTCGGACATGTTGGTGTAGTTCTGAATGATAGTGATGGGGTTCAGGTCTTCATCAGCAAGGTCATGTGACAACCCGGTCGCCCCGAAGGGGTCGATGGGTGACTCACTGACCGGGCTGATTTTGTTCGCCGCTTTGGCCTCCTCGAGGATGTAGCGATAATCCACCTCCGCACCATCGGTAACGGTCAGAACGCCCATTTCCACCCATTTCTGAAAGCGTTCGGCTGTCCGTCGATCTTCATTTTTCTCGACGCTGTACACCGTGTCATACGGTACCCAGAAACGCGGGGCCACACTGTAGTAATGCGTTTTACCGTCAATCTCGCGGGTATAAAGTCGCGCCATGCTGTTCATATCCAGCTTACGCGCCAGGTCAAAGGCCAGAATGCACGGCTGCCCCTCGAACTGCTCAAGAGTCAGTGATTTATCCTCGCAGCTCTGCCAGCTCACCAGGTTGAAATACGCCGAACGCGCCGACACCCAGATATTGAGGTGTTTTGTTTTAAAGACGTTTGCCAGACGGGCGTTATTTTTCGCACGTTGCTGCTGGCTTAACAAAAACTCGCGATAAACCGACACACCGATATTCGGGTTAGCTTTTTCAAGTACCTGCGGGTCGGTCCAGTCGTCACCTTCATCAACGGTATAGATGATCCCGAACAGTTCATCGTTAGGCACCGAGCCGTTGAGCATCTCGATGACTTCCCGCCGTTTGTCGTAGCACGGCCCCTCAATGTTGTACCCGGCGGTAGTGATAGCCCACATCAGTGGCTGACGTCGCGCCCCCATCCCGGTAAGCATCGTGGTGTAAAGCGCATCTGTGGCGTGCTCGTGATATTCATCCACCACCGCACAGTGGGGTGATGAACCATCACCAGGGTTACCGATCAGCGGTTCAAAACGCGCACCATCCTCCGGACGGTTCATGTTTGAGGCGTTAACCTCAATCCCGAACGCTTCCGTCAGCATGGGTGTGCGTTTACACATCAGTCGTGCCGGACGAAAGACTTCCCACGCCTGTTTCTCCGTCGTGGCACCGGAATACACTTCCGCGCCAAACTCGTTATCACAGGCAAAACAATACAGGGCAACACCGGCAGAGATTGCCGATTTGCCGTTCTTACGGGGGATTTCGGTATACACCTCCCGGAAGCGGCGCAATCGGGAGCCTTTATTGACCCAGCCAAACGCACAGCAGATCACAAATAGCTGCCACGGCTCCAGCGTGATGGGCATCCGTTTAAATGCCCACTCACCCTTGGTGTGCGGCAACAGCTGAATAAATTTGGCGGCCCGTTCAGCCAGGTCCTTGTCGAAGCGGTAACGAAACGACTTACTTTTTTCCGCCATCAGGTCATCAAGATGGCGCTGGCAGGCCTGAATCACAAACTGGCAGGCCACAATCTTTCCGCGCACGACATCACGGGCATACTGATTGGCAGCATTTACGTTGGGGTAAGATTTCCGGCTCATGATTCGATGATTTTCAGAAACGGGTTAGTGGCTTTCTTCTGCCCCGCCAGGCCAATCAGACGCTGGCGGCTGCTGGGGTCGAGTCCGAGCATTGCCCCCGTGCTGCTCATCTCGGACTCCTGTTCTTTCTTGGCGGTCAGCTCCGGATTTTTGACCATGCCGCCCATTGCACCGGTGATGGTGTTGCCCTGTCTGGCAATATTTTTCACGGCACGTCGCCAGAACTCATAGGCCACGCACCACCGCTCAAGCACTGCGAGGTCAGTCACGCACAGCAGGCCCTGACCGCAGAGTTCTTTGGTTGTCAGTTGCCACATGATCGTGGCGAGAGGAAGCTCTTCTTCAGCGAACCACTCCGGTGGCTCAACACCTTTGATGGGCGTAAAAACAGGTTCATCTTTGTTCAGGGCTCGCTTGCCGGGGTTTCCGGCCAGCGCCTTGCGCGCCGTTGGCTTAGGGCGACGCCCGGAACGCCCCGCCGTTCCAGCCATATGCGGCACTCCTGGTTAAATTTCATT